ATCGCATATACTGTTTAGGTGAGCCGGGTGTTTTAGAGCACACGATTTATCGGAACTATTGCACCGCACCGTATCCGGCAATCATTACCAATAGGGATGATGTGATTTATGGATTAGATTTCGGGTTTAATAACCCCTCAGCATTAATCGAGTGCTGCATCCGTGACAAAGTGCCCTATTTAAGAGAGCGCCTGTATGAATCGCGGTTAACTAACAGCCAACTTATCGACAGGATGAACGCGATGAACCTGGATAAGTCCTGCCCGTTCTATTGCGACTCAGCCGAGCCCGCCCGTATTGAGGAACTGAAGGAAGCCGGGTATAATGCCATTGCAGCCGATAAGAGCGTGAAAGACGGGATTGATTACGTCAAGCGGCATAGACTTAATATTGATCCAAACAGTAGTAATATATTAATGGAGATCCCCGCATACTCTTATCGTAAACAGGGTGAGCAGGTCTTGGACGAGCCGGTGAAGTTCAGAGACCACAGCATGGACGCGATCCGGTATGAGTTATACACGCACAGCAAGTTAGCCGGAGGGGAAGGCATCCCGGACGAGCTCGCATCATTCGGCGGGATCAGCATGACAGATGACAGGAGAGATAAGTATGGTTACTGAAGAGATTACATTCCAAACCCCGGAATGTGGATATAGGAATCCACAACCAGACGGAAAGGTGGCGTGCAGATATCATTCGACTTGCCCGCAGAAGTATGATAATTACGATCAACGTTTTGGTATCGGGTATTGGAAATCGTGTAAATTTGAGTCCGGGCAAAATGATCCGATAGAATCACCAAAAGGAGCACGCACAGCGGAGGGATTATGACAAGAAACAAGCACAGGAAACCCGTTAACGCCGTTAACAACATCCAGCCGGTACAACCGGGTGCAAAGATATCGCAGGAGCCGGTCGGAACCGAAGTATTCACAAGCTCATCGTTTAAGTGGGTATGGCCCCGCGTGGATACCAAACTGATTGAAGATTATGCGGATAATGCACTACTCGCAGAGCCTCTGAAGAACTGCGTTGAACTTATCTTCACCAGCCATGAAGACCACCCGACACCCTGGGTCACGGTCAAGGATCCGGAAGGCAATATCGATGATGAGCTGAGCAAACAGGGCCAACAGATCGCTAAAGTCTGCGAGTTCTACCCGGCACATATCCGGGCGTTCTACGATCAGGAGCTTGGCGGGTGTTCGGTCTGGTCGCCCGGGTGGGGAACCATTGACGGCGTAACGGGTATCTGCCCGGTTGAGTTGCGGAACCTACCCTGGAACTCCTTTAGGGAACTCCCAACCGGATTCATGGATGTCTATAATGATATCATGCCCGGGATTGTCATTGACAAGAGCACAAACGAAGTGCGGATATTCCAGAAGCAGGACGATAGGAGCACACCCGTTGAAATCCTGCAAACCCCGAACCTTCCCTCATGGATTATCGTAAGAGACCCGGTAACACCAAAACCGAGCGGGAAACCCGGATGCCTGCCAGTCTTAACGCTCATCACCAATTACAATTATGCGGATAAAGCGTGGAATCAGAAGATGAACCGGATCGCATCCCCGATCCTGATGCTGCAGATCCAGACCGCATTAACCGCAAAGATTGAAGAGTATGCAAAGAACGTCGTGCAGAAATGGGGAAAGGATACCGGATTCCTGCTGACAAAAGACATGCTGCCGGTTGACCCGCACCTGGTAGAGAGCCAGACGGCAGAGGAACGGCTCGCATGGTTGCAGAAGCGGATCAACAGCTATTATAATCCCGCGTCATTCCTTCAAAGAGAGGGTAACAGCATCGGAGGCGCGGATACCGGAGCGGAACGGTTGATTAATAATCGCACCGTATCGGTATTATCACGGCTGGAGAATGGATTAGGGGAAACCCTGCTTAACATCTGGCTTAATGTCAATGGGTTTGTCGGATACTCCGCTGAAGTAAGATACCCCCGCCCGGACACCAAGAACGATACCCAGACGCTCGCGGAGATTACCGAAGCCAACAGGAACGGGCAGATATCCCGCATCGAAGCCCGGGAACTATACCCGAACCTCGACCTGCCAGAGTTGACACCTGAGGAAGAGGCGAAGATGGACGCGGAGTATGAGAAGCGGAAACCTGCGCAGAACAACCCGTTTGGAGGCGGGGCGTTTGGTTCGCAGGAAGTCCCCACGGATACAGTTGGAAATATCCGAATATCGGAATGCCCCCCGCACTTATACCCCAATGCCGTTAGCAACCTATCCCCCGCAATGCCAGTATCCCCATTAGAGGCGGAACTGCTGGCAGCTACCCGGCAATGTGCAGCGGATGTGAAGCGGATCGTTAAGGAGCAGATCGGGAGCATGAAACCGTGAGCGGGGTTTAAATGACAGCAGAAGGATCAACAGTTCTTGTTTGTTGGGGGATTGGCTTTGCTATGCTATCCGGACTAATCGCAATAACCGGGGAACCATCGACACTTAAAACGGTATGCTGTGCCATAATTATTATTTTGGGGTTAACGGTATCTGCATTAACGTTGAGGTATGGATAATGCCCGCACCCCCTGACAGCAAAGCACAGAAGGCACTATCATATCTCGTGGGAGAAGTCCTGAAGCGTACCGGATGGAAAGCCGATCCGGTTGCGGTTAGGAGATTGATGATTGAGAGGTTACATAATGCCGAATCCTGATAGCATCGACAAAGCATATCAGATCATGAAGGCATCGTTCATCACCTCCCTTACCAGCAACGCAGCGGAGGCCCTGACCGCGGGAGAAGTCCGAGCCTCTAACCTTCTCCGTATCCCTTTGAATTTCAACCTCATTAACTCCCGGGCAGTATCCGCAACCCTCGACTATCGGCAGACGCTTGAGCGGTTCGGTGGTTCGGATATCACGGTCATAGAGAACGGCATTGCCAAGCGGGTATTCAAGCCATGGCTCAATGACATGATCGATTCCGATAAAGAGCGGGTTGGTCAGATCATACAGGACGCAATGAGATCCGGGCAGGTACCGGAGCAAGCCCTTAAAGATGTGTTCGCAATGGGAGAGCACTCTGCCCGGCTGGTTGCCCGGACTGAAACTAAGGCACTCTATAATAAAGGCACTTTTGAACGATTCAACCATGAGAACGTGCAGCGTGGGGTCTGGCATCACATGGACCCGCAGAAAGACCCCCGGGAAGAGCATCAGGCACTAGACGGGAGGGTGTTTGACCTTGACGATCCGGTCTGGTCGCTTCTGGATGAACCGAACTGTCATTGTTGGTGTGAGCCGGTGCTTAATTTAGGAGGTGATTGATACGTGCATCATTGACAAACTCATATCCTTCCTATTCCCCAATCCCCCGGACGGTGCGGTATACTGCCATTCCTGCGGAGGCACAGGTACTAATGGCTTATGGTTACTATGCTCGGAGTGTCACGGTGTAGGATACGTTGAAAAGAAGAGGATACACTAAAATGACATTCCCAAACCAGATTCCATTAAGCCATGCAGAGAAATGGTATATTTGTCAATTTGTTGAGCTGTCGCATAAAGATTGTGCCCGCTCCCTGAATGCACTGTTCAAGGGCACGAACAACGGCACGCGGAGTAGGAACACGGTATATCTGTTCCGGCAGAGTGAGGAGTATCAGAAGTTACGGGCGAAAGTGGAAAGCAAAGCATAACCTTTTTTATATTATTAAGTAGTAAGTATGTAATATGTCTGGGAGCAAATGGACGACGTTGGTAAAAACCGGGATAACCGGGGATGTACAAGAAAAGATAACCGCCTCTCTCCTCATAGGCGCAACTGTAGAGAGTATAGATACCACAGATGACGGCGGATCTCTACAATCTCTTAAGTTGCGTTTAAAGGATGGGAGGATGGCGGAACTTGAAGAGGTGAATTACACCTCATGGGAAAATAGTAGCGTGGGTTGTATAACCATATGGGTTGAAGGGAAGGAATACCCATGACAACCTGCCCGCGTCCTGACTGCAAGCACGAATGGACATACAAAGGAAAAGCCCGGTGGATTACCTGCCCGGTGTGCCGTGCTCTATTCAAGAACAAGGAATGGAAGGCGAAACCATGACGCTGTATTGCAGGGGAAAGCACGGGATGAAGGAGGGGGTTTGAATGCACGAAGACGCAATAAAAGTATTTGTTGAACTGGGAATTACGGATATTGAGATGCGCTCAAATCCTATTGAAGTAACATCATACGACAATTCATATCCTGATCCGGATTGGTATTTTACCGATGCACAGGGCCACAACCATTACAGATCCCCGCTCGAAAACAACCATTATCCAACACTTGTCACAGTTATAGACTGTGAAGCAACCGATGATTATAACGAGGAATGGCATTATGAATGTGTGATCTGTGGTGAGCACATAGAGCCCGGATATAAGGATGACCGTAATGGGTATCGAACATTTGTTCAGGGTCCAATTGATTGT